GTTTTTGCCATTGGGTCGTAATCTTTAGCCACCTGTTTGTCCTCCTTGAGCTTGTGCTTGTGCTAATACTTGAGCGAGGCCTGGAGGAGGTCCACCTTGTGGTCCTGCTTGTGGGCCTGCTTGTGGTGGCCCAGCTAATAATGCTTCTTCCTCTTCTGTAGGTTCTTCTCCCTCTGCAGTATAAAACTTGTCTAATATATCTGACATGTTCTGTGGGTTCTTACGAATCTCAATAGCAGCCATTGTTGCTTTAGGATTACCTTGTGCAGCTTGGGCCATAAGAGATTCAAACAATACAGTTTCAGCTCGTTCTTTATTTACACGCTGTTGTATTTTTGTTATGTCTTCTAGGCCATCCATGTTTTCTTGTAATGTCTGTGTATCGATGATGCCCTGTTGTTTTAATTGCAGCCCTGTAATTATTTTTTGTGGCTCATCAAATCCTGCCATTACTCCATAGACTCTTCTTGTTTGATACATTTCAGAAATGTCTGAACTAGGAATATAAGTCTCTTTAAAAGCTGTACCTCTATGCATACCTGCTATAGGTTTTCTCTTACTGGAAAACATTTCCTCATCATACTCAAGTCTTTTAGCATCTACTTCTTGTAATGCTTCAGCAAGTATTCCTTGATACTCACGAACATGCAATGATGCAGATTGGCCTAACTCTTCTAACCCTCTACCAGTAACAAAACTGTTAGGAGATTGTCCATCATCAGATACCGGATATGAGGCACCAAGTCTTAAGTGTCTTTCAAGTCTATCTACTTGTTGAAATAATTGATATGGTAGATTATTGACTGGCTTAGACACAGAAGACCCTGGAGCCATATAGTTTACAGCAAATCTTCCTTTACGGTATTTACCTGATTCTATTTCTCCAACAATGTTTGTCTCTGTAAACACTGCGTCCTCCATTGCAATAGTTCCAAGAATATTTATTTTGGCCATGTTAGCCATAAGTCCCGTTATATGTTGGAACTGGCTTTGCATTTGGTCAAACGAATATCGTTTAGCTACTACAAAACATGGGCCTGACTTTAATGGGTTTGGCATAAAGTCTATTGTTTTTTTATTTTCAGGCAAGAATACATAAGTACCTTCACTGTCCATATACTCTACAACGACTTTACCACTACCAGTAGAGTTGGCCCATCCACCTTGTGTGTTTGATGCATTTAATAAAACAGAATAAGTATCTATTCCATCGCCATCTTTGTCAGCTTGTTCAAAAATATATTTTTTTGCTTTAGGATATTGTTTCGCAAGCATCTCATGTGGTACTCGAGAAATAATAGCCATTTCTTGTGGTTGTTGGTCATTACCAAATATTCCAGGGAAACAAGTAAACGGGTCTCTTAGTTGTGCATACGGATAAGGATTACCGTCTTTGTCTTTTTTATGATTAATAACCCACACAATAAAACCATAGCCTGGTAACCATCTACCAACTTGTGGTAACTGCATGTTAAGTTTTTGAAACTTATCATAAGAAGTTACAATTCGTTCTATCTTTTCAGATTTTTTTCTAGCTCTCTCTGAATCTTTTTCATTAAGTATATCTACTTTTAAATCAGGAGTTCTACCTAATTTTTGAGCAAATCGTTCTAAGGCTGTTAAGAATAAGTTAGGTGCTGGTAACTCGTGATACTCTACATCTACTGATTTACCAAGTAAAGCTCTTACTGCAGCTTCACCACCATTCATGATGTCTCTTATTCTTGACCTATCTACTAAAGCGTCATTATTTATACTTCGTAAATAATCTATCCTGTTGTAAATTTCATCGTTATTTAAAGGCATTTATCTCCAATTATCTAAATCCATACTACTAGGATTATATCCAGTAAAGCTAGGATTATAATCATGTCCTACTTCTGCAAATCTTTCTTTTTGCATTCTTCTTATGGCTCTCATTGGAAACCAACTAGCCATAACTATATCAGTCTTTGTACCTACAGATTTGCTTCTAGTTCTTGCAGAACTGAAATACACTAACTGACTTGTATATAAGTTTACCTTTTCTTGAGCCTCATAGCTAAGATATGGCAAAGAAATATTTTCTTCTTGNAATAATGGNCTCATAGCTGTAACACCAAATATAGGGTCAAATTTTTGATTCCTAGTTTCATGTCCTTCTAGGAAAACACCATGTTCAGATGAAAACTTTCTAATAGACTCATCTTGTCGTATTGCTTTTTGAAATCCGTTTTCTTCTATTACCCAGTGGCTACATGTGTATTTAGCCCACCAGTCTTTAATAACTTTAAGTGCTTCAGGAATACCACCACCTAGATTGTTATGTAAATCAATTAAATATAGTTTTCCACTCTCTGCATCGTAACCCCATAAGACTGCAGCTTGGTATCCAGTTGATGCTGGGTCAAGCCCTGCAATTAATCTAACTCCTGGTGGTACCTGCCCAATATCTCTTTTTTGGTCTCTACATGCTTCTATCTCTTCACGACTAAATAAACTTAGTCCATCAGGCATAGCTACATTAAGATATACCATTTCAAATATTGCTCTACCACCTGTAGTCTCTGCAGCTCGTTTTCTATCCATAAGCCACTTGTAAGTTCTTTTACCAGTCCATAACATACATTCCTGATGTTCGTCATCTGACCAGTCCGGTAAAGTACATCCTGTATCATGTGCTTCTTCTACTACTGTTGACCAGGATTCGTTGTCTAAAAGATGTGAATATAAATCGTCATAGTGTTGCCTGGAGCCAATAACAATTATTGCTGTATGCTCTTCTTTACGACTTGACAATGTAGTTGTCCACCAGTTTCTAGTGTTTTCTCGTGAAGCAGGTTGCATAGTTGAACCATGGTCCTCGAGGTCGTCTGCAATAATGATGTCACAGTCTCTTGAAAGTATCTTGCCACCTCGGCCAATTCCGACCATGGTAGGTGACTTAATCCCAGTAACAGTACGAGTACCCACAGTAAACCCATTCTGCGACCACGCTTTTCCAGTTCGTGATGTTGGCTTAAAAGTTTTTCCAGGAGGACAGAGTTCTTCAATTAATTTCTCATTGTTTTCTAGTTGGTCTATTACAGAAGAAATAGCATTCTTAGATATCTCTTCATTACCTCCTACCCACAATATTCTAACATTAGGGTTATTGATGATGAGCCACACTGCAAAATGAATTAGTAGGTCTGTCTTGCCATGTCGTGGAGGAGATAGTATCATCTGTTGATTTCCGTGTTCTATAGCATGTAAGATAGATTCAATCCATCGTATATGAAACTCCGGTGTTTCGTAAGGTAAACCTAATTCTGTTTCAAAGTATCTATCTCTAAATTGTTTAAAATCTCTTAGGGACATTTCTGCTTTAGCAGGTAGTGTCCAGTTTTCTGCTTTGGATTTATTTTCCATATCTTCTACCCAAGCAGCGTAAGCATAACTTAGTGCAGCTTTACTACATCCTAGAAGTTCTGCTGCATCTTTCTTTTCCATATCACCTTTAAGGATGATTGGGCCTAACTCTTTNTCTATTAACTGTTCATACACTTTACCTCTACGCTTTTGTACATTAGGTTGAGCTACGGGTTTACCNTCATGCTCTAGTTCATATACAGCACCGTTTTTTCGTGCATGGTATACAGCGTTGTGATAACTCTTAGAACATTTTTCTGAACAGAATTTCTTTTTAGGAGGTCGAAGAATATTATGACATCCTTTAGCGAAACATACTTTGGCCATTACCAGGCCCTACATGACCAGTACCTAGCTGTTGTTTTATCTGTAGCCGTATCACACTTGTGTCTAGCTCTAAATGACTTCCTAGCTTCCGGATTGTTTTTTCTAATTTTCATGTTAGGGTCACCAAACATTACTTTGACAACCTTTCCACCTTTACCTGTTACATATACTTTAGATTTTTTTCTACCATAACCAGGTTCACCTTTACCTATAGAGGATGGTGAGTTTAACTTAACTGATTTACCTTGGTATGTTGCCATTATTTTCTTTTAGTTTTATACAAACGCTTACTATTTTTAGTATGTTTTTTACCTGAATGAATTTGTCCATTAGGCATTTTATGGTGAGAGCCTTTATACTCTTGACCGTTTGCTTTAAATACTTTCATTTTTTCTTTTTAGGAAAACCTTTTTTCATATTGGCATACGCTTTAGGTGAGATAGTAGATTTTTTCTTTGACCTACTTGTACCTGCTTTTTTTCTTTTATTTATATTGTGATACAAACCTTTTTTAGCAGCCATTAATACATGCCTCGTTTACTCTTCTTCTTGGAACTTGACCTTTTCTTTTTCATTTTTTTTCCGTACATCATATCTCCTAAGTTTTTTTTTATACTCTGTACAACCTAGGTTAGCACAGTATTTCCATTTGCGAATAAACTTCAGACGGTTATTACAACGCTTACAATCTTTAATAATCATATTCGGTCAGCATAACACAAAACCCCACCTCGGGCAGAAGCAGGGCTGCGTAAATTAAGATATCCTATAATCTAATTATTACTTGTATTATAACAACTTGTTAATTTAGGAGGTAAAAAAAATTTTATTTTATGCACTAGGTGGATTTAGTTGCCTAGACCCACCGTAGTACAAACAAACAAACAATCAGGGAGGATTGTTAAGAAAGGTAGTAAGAAACTACCTAACCCAACTATACCATACTATAGTTATATAGGGGTCTTTTAAAGTGAGAGTTTCCTCCTTTCGCTCACTTGCCCTGTTACAACAAAGACCCCCCTAGTTTGAATCATCTGCTATAGTGAGTAAATAACAAATATTTATACCCAGTAAGGACAAACAGGTAAAGAGGACATCAGGCGTACAAAAGCTACTGATACTTAGAGTATAAAGGCGAAACACAAAGGTAGTACCCAAGAAGTCCAAGAAAAGTATAAATTAAAGCCTACCTGCATATATAGCCTGTTATACCAAAAAGGACTGCCCTACTCACCTTCCTTTAATAAATAACATATTCACAATGTTTATAGCTTGTGTATACTATATATAGTGCTAATAAGGTACACTACCCTATGTAGTACCACTACATCTAGTACCACTTTAACAGCATATCTGTAGAGGACTAACAACAAAGTTGTTGCCACCCCAGATTGAACCCTACCCTATTAATCCTTGTTTAAATAAGGACCTAATTATCAAAGTAATGTTCCATACTGTGCAGATATATAATGACCTTGAGTCAATCTAGAATAGTTCCAAAAGGATATGTACCTATTTTAATTTTATTCTCTAGGGGGATACTAGGTTTAAGTCATAGGAGAGTGGGAAAAGAAATCTAAAAGAAATACACAGATAAGAATAGATGTATGGTAGACTTTACATAGTAAAGAAAACATAGGGAGATTAAACAATGGAAACGAAATCAAATGTACTGCTAAAGCAAGACTTTAATGGCTTTACACAGTGGGAATTAGATGTAGCTGCTAACTCTATCAAGGAGCAAATTGAATTAAGGGACAAAGATTTCATGCGTCAATTTCATGCAGGTCAACCCGTTGCAGTGACTACCAACATTAGAGGTGAGAATGGTGGATACGCTATTTATCCTGCCTATATTGTTAAAGTAAACAAGAAGTCAATGGATATTGGTTACGCGACATACGATGATTACTCGGAGAAGAGTCATCTTACCCAGACTAAGAGAGTGACTATCCAATCATTAAAAAGTAATGTGAGCAACGGATATCTCTGCAATGCTTATCCGAGCAAATTCGAGGGAGGTCCACAATTTAGACCTTACTCGGATACAGGTTACGGCTGCTAAATAACATTCTCGCAGGGCATCCACTGGGTGCCTTGTAGGAATCTTAGATAGATTCAGAATTAGGGAGAATAAAAAAATGAATGACTTTATAAGATACAGAGAAAATAAAAGCTCTGTGAGATTGTTAGGAACAAATACAACAATTACCTTAAAGGACGAATATGCCTATGTGAATGTAAAAGTAGACTGGAACCAAAGTATTCCACAAAAAGACAAGGGACTACTGACATTCGCAGGTTTTGAAATACAAAGCGGCATTTTACCAGAACACTTGACTCACAAAGAGCAAGTACTACAAATACAAATTAGGTTAATGGAACAAGTAGAACAGTTACAAAAAGCCGTCAAAGAGTTGGACCAAATAAGAAAAACAGACTCGATTATATAGAAACAAAGGGAGAATAAAAAAATGATAAACAAAAAACAAATTCTTAAAAGAATAGAAAATATGATTGATGAAATTAATACTATTGATTTTGAAAGTTTGCAATCTAGGGACATTATTTTAAGTAATGTCAAAGTAGATTTGATGAACTTAAAAAATAGAATAGATGGGGGAGAATAAAAAAATAAAAAAA